CGCAGGGTACAAGCTTGATGTGAATGGGACGGCGAGGGTGAGTGGAACAACTACAACTCAATCAATAATTCCGTCCACTCATAATACATATGATTTAGGAACTTTAGCAAATAGATTTAAAAGTGGGTATTTTAATGGAACACTTGTGGCGATTAGTACGTATACAAATAATTTATTTTTTGGTGTAACGAACTTAGCAATATATAATTCATTAGGTACTCAAGTTTTACAATTTTTTGGAACAGGAAATCTTCTTCTTCAAAATGGCGGAACATTCACAGACGTGGCGTCTTCTATTTTAACACTTGCATCAACTACAAAAGGATTCCTTCCTCCTCGCATGACTAACGCGCAAAGGTTAGCAATAGCAACTCCTGCTGTTGGATTGATAGTTTATTGCACCGATGTAGTGGAAGGCTTATACATAAACAAATCAACAGGGTGGACTTTCGTAATATAAAAAATTAACAAACAAAATACAATGGCTAAAATACAACCAATCGTCTTTCCTTTAAATGCAGGAACAGCAACAGAAATGAGTGTACTCATTCTCAACTTCGAAACAAGTGCAACAACTTGCACTACCTACTACGAACTGAAATCTGAGGCTACTGAAGAAGTGGCTGCAAAGGTTTTGAGTAATGGTAACTACACTTTGACCGAACAGGAATTCGCAGCGTGGGGTGAGGACAATTCGTGGGTGGAAACTTGCGTAGCTAACGCGATAGGTGTAACAATTATAACTTTCTAATTATGAACCTTACCGAAGAACACTTAAAGCAGTTAGATGCTTTCATTCAAGAAATGCCTGTAAAATTTGGCTTACCATTGATTCAATTCTTCAACAAGATAAAAGAAGAGGCTGACAAAGAATGAGCATACTTGCTGAGCTGTTTGAACAGGGAGCACTATACGATGTGCTCTTAGATTTCGGGGAATCCGTTACTGAGAGCGCACGTAGTAACATTCGCATCCAGCAAACGAGATACGGCAAGAAGCGTAGAGCTAACACTACAGGCACGCTGGCAGCTTCTCTCTATTACGATATAGATGTAAGAGGCACGCTGCCATCTATTGGCTTTGACTCATCAGCTGACTACGCTAAGTGGGTAGAGTATGGGCGCCAAGGTAAGGAGAGTAATTACAAAGGAATAGATACAAGATTTGCAGCAGGAGCTGCTAAGCCTCCGGTAGAAGCAATTTTTACCTGGATGAATCTAAAGAAGATTAAGCTGAGAGCTATAGGTGAGACTGGCAAGATGACTAAGTTCGCTAAGAGCGCAGCTAACAAAGATGAGGATCAGCGCAGAAGAGTGGCTAACGCTATGGCAAAGAGCATTGAGAAGAAAGGTATTGCACCTCTCTACTATTTTAGAGATGCATACTTAGAGTGGCTACCTGATTACGCTCCTCAGCTGAACGCTGCCATGAGTGATGCGGTTAACATCTACATCTTAAACCAAACGAGAAAACTAACTAACATTAGACCTTCATAATAATGGCAATTACAATACAACAACAGCCCTACATATTCACAGCTCTAAAGCAGAAGCTTATAGTAGTGGCTACATCTACCAACGTAGGGCAGCCTGGCTTTAGATATGTGATAACGGTAAGCAATGGCACTACTTCAAATGTCTTTTACGTGCAGCCTAACTTATCAGGTGCACTTGTATTTGACCTTAATCCTGTAGTTAGCTCTGCAATGGATTTAGGGGTAAACAGCACTGATGCTGTGCCATCTTTATTTGCATCTACAACGGTGCAAGATGCTGCTACATCACGTAATATCTTAGGTATTAGCACAATCATACAGGAAGGCTATGAGGTGCTTGGCTTATTCGAGGTGCAGGCTACTCAATACCCATTAGACGGCAGCGCTTTAATCAATGCAGCTTTTCAGATTAGCGATGGCTTTAATCCTGATCCTGCTGACTACTTCTCATTAGACTCAGCAGGGAGCTACATCATGAGTGATTTAGTTAGAAGCACCTATGCAATGGATGACATGCTGAGCCAATACTCATTAGGTGCTAACACGATAGGCATAACAGCCTTTAATAATGATTATGGGGTGCTTACTCTACCTGCTGATGACGGCACAAGTTTAACAGGTAATGCTATTGATGACATTCAGATAGTTCAATTCAATGCAGCAGGCACACCTGTTCAGACTGATACTTTAGCTTGCGTAATTGCAGCAGGCACTATTAACCATCTACCTCTGTTACCGGCTAACATAAATGATGTATTTGGGTTAGATGCAGATTGGCATCACTACCTATTGAACTTTAGAAATGCAGGAGGCACAGCAACTGCACGATCATTAGCAATATTCAAGGCAGCTGATGAATGCAGATTCGATAAGATAAGATTAGGCTGGACAAATAGCAGAGGTGGATGGGATTACTTCAACTTTACTAAACGCTCTGAGGAATCTTACTCAGTAGAGCGCAAGAGATATCGCAAGGTAGTGGGTAACTACGCTACTGCAGATGAAGCTGAGGCCTTTGGATTTAACACATACGATAGAGGGCTAACTGAGCGCAGCCCATTTGTAGAAAAGATGATGCGCATACGCACTGACTTCTTAACCGAAGGGCAGTTTGAATACTTAAAGAATCTTATCTACTCCGAATCAGTCTACATGATTAATCCTAAAGGCTCAGCTATACCAGTGCTAATAGATAGCAATAACTACACAGCTGTTAAAAGCAGAAGCTCGCGTAAAACAGATTTAGAATTGATGTTAAAATTTAGTAACGACTATACAGCATGAGGCCAACAGTAATATTAACCGTTAAGGCAAGCAATGGAGCTGCAGTAGTAGTAGACTTGTATGAGAATGAGAGCATAAGCTACTCATCTAACTTTAATAGCGTATCTGAGTTTACTACCAGGGGAGCTTTTTCAAGAGAGTTTAGAATACCTGCAACGAAGGCTAACGTAGATTTCTTTGGCCAACAGTATAACGTGAATCTGCTTAATGATGACACTACTCAAATCAATGTACTACGTAAGATAGAGGCTACTTTATCAGTAGATACCTTACCTATTGCAGAAGGGCATCTGCAATTCAAGCAGGCCATCACTCAACAGGGCAAGATGCATGAGTTCGTAATAGCATTCTTTGGCGAGACAGTAGACTTAGCTCGCAGCATTGGAGATAAGCTGTTAAAAGAATTAGACTACACTGATTTGGCCCATGACAATAGCTATGAAAATGTAAACTCAATTAATGATGGTAGCTTATTTGATAATGCTATCTGTTACACGCTAACTGATAAAGGGCAGAATTGGAGTGAAGATACAGCCATCGGCAGCAGAAGGATATTTAGCTCGGTTAATCCTATCTATACTGGTGAGCTTACTTTAGCTATACAGGCAAAGTGGTTAATGGATAAGATAATAAATGAAGCAGGCTTTACATGGAGTGGAGATACCTTAGATGCTGAACTTACAGAAATGTATATTCCTTACATTACAGGGCCTCGCACTGAAGGATTAAGCAACGATGAGGCTAAGTTTAAGGTAGAATTTGCTACAGATACTGCATTTAATATCAATGTTCAAGGTGATCAAAGTAATTATTTCAAACAACTTACAGGATGGACTGAAATAAGTGATCCATCTAACAGCTGGGCAGCTAATGCATACACTGCACAGGGCAGCTTTCAAGCTAATTTTGAAATAGATTTAAATATTGAAGTAGATACTACAGGTTATTCTGCCGATACTCAGCATGTGTATGATATCATGTGGAAGAGAGAGAGAGCAGGCACTGAGTTATTTTTTCCATTTCCTCTATCTATGGGAGTGGGCCCTACATCTTTACAATATACTCAAGGCATAGGATGGCAGCCTACTACTCCAATTAATCCATTTAACGTAGCGAGCAACTTTCAATTAGATGTGCAAGATGGTGACATCTATACGCTTTATATTTTTGCTCATGGAGGAAGCTCTCAGAATGTAGAAATTAAAGCAGGCAGTTACGCTCGCTTTAGTTATGTTAGTGGGTTAAGCTATGCCTATCCAGTGCAAGTGGCTAACAACGCTCCTGAGATGAAGCAGGTAGATTACTTGCGCGACATCCTCAAGATGTTTAACGCTGTATTAGTTCCTAATCCTAACATGCCTAACGCTGTTGAGATTATTCCAATGGTGGAGTATTTGGGCAGCGGTGCTGATTACGATTGGACCGGTAAGCTTGACCTATCTAAAGATATTGTGCTTACTCCTGCTGCTGACATTAGAAAGCGCCTACTTAAGTGGAGCTATAAAGAGCAGGGAGATTTCTTTAATGCTAAGTATAAAACAGGAGCACAACGCATCTATGGTGAGCTTAGGCTTACTGATCCAGGCAATGATTTTAGCACTAACGATTACACTGTTGAATTAACCTTTGGAGCTTCGCCCTGCGATTTAATACCTAACACTAATTACGTAATCCCAAAATACTTTAATGAGAAGGGTGAATTTATGGCACCTGGTCCGCGCATTCTTTATAGAAGAGATGCAGCCGAGGATGCTGTAGTAATGGTGTATGATGAGGTAGCAGAAGATGCAAGCTTTACCGTTATTCCACTACTTAGCCATTACTCATCTATCCCAACTGAGATAGGTACTAATGACCTAAACTTTGGGCAGGAGATTCCTCCTCATCCAATCGAGGCCATGCCACTACACACTCTTTTCGATAGGTATTGGAGGCAGTATATCTCTGAGCTGTATGATAGCGAACAGAAGATAATGGAAGCTTATTTTAAGCTTAGCGTAACTGATGTATTCGGGCTTAAGTTTAATGATAAGATTTGGGTTAAAGATTCGTGGTGGAGAGTAATAGAATTAACTGATTACATAGTAGCAGATGAGCAAGTAACTAAGTGCAAGCTTATTCGCTTACTTGACATTGGAGCTTTATGTGAGTTCACTCCATCTAACATTAACGTAAGCACAGGAGCAGTAGAGTTTTTAGATTACGATGGAGATACAAGCTATGGCTCACAGGAATGCTGCGAGTTTTACGGATATACATGGAGCACAGATAAGGGAAGATGCTACGCTACAACTGTAACTAATGGAACAGGCGGTATAATTAGCAGCCCTAATAACGTAGGCGGTAGTAATATCACCAACACAAGTGGTAATCAAAAAAGCGCTACCGGTATGGGTAACGTAAACAGAGGTGAGATAGAGAATAATAACGAACGCATTTTTGTTAGTGGCTTAGGCCATGGCATTAGCCCTAACAACAACTACAGCCAAGCTATGGGCTATCGCAACTTCATTAGACCTAACTTAGAAGGCACTACTGTTATGGGCCGATGGGCAGAGGCAGATGTAAGAGGGGTGCACTTTGGTGGTGGTACTTGGTGGGATGGTACAAGTGATTTCGGAACAACAATACCAGGGCGCTCACAACATGGCTTTATTCAGCTCATGGGCTTAGGTGAAATGGTATCTAATCCAACTGATGTAGATTTATTCTTAGACGGCATTAACAACGGTGTAATAACCATGCCTACAGAGACGGTATGGAATCTGAAGGTTTATATTTCAGTGCTTGAGTATAACTATGGCACTACTGATTTTACGGGCAAGGTAGCATCTGTTGAATATAGCTGCATGGTTTGGCGCGATAAGGTAACACATTACTCAGCTACTCCTCATAAGATACATGAATTTACAAGCGGCTTTGCATCTAACACATTTACTCTACACTTACCTATTGTTAGCAATAAGATTGCACCCTACTTAGAGTGCAAGCACACCGGTAAAACTGCAGTAATCAGCGCAACGTTTCAATACACTCAAAGTAAATTTCAACGTACACCTATAATATGACAAATCCACAAAATGACATCATACTTAGTATGACTTTACTTAGATCAGGAGTGCAGGGTAAGAGCAAAGAGTTTAAGCAGGCTAGTGGTATCTACCATGCGAGGCTAAAGGTGTGGCAAATAAGAGCTATTAATTACACTATAGTTATAGGGCTACTTAGCTTAATTACATTCACAATTTATAGCGTAATATAATGGCTACACAAGAGATGATATTGAAGTTAATGTTCAACGATGATGGAACATTTGCGGGTTTAGAAGAGATTAACAAGAGTTTACAAAAAACTGATAAAGCAGCTAAAGATACGGAGGAGCAGGTTAAGACTTTAGCGCAGCAATTTAAGGCTTTAAAGAAAGAGCAGGATCAGTATGATCCGGGCACTGAAAAATTCAATCAGCTATCTATTAAGATGGGTGAGCTTAAGGATAGAATGAATGATGCAGCCGATGCAGTTAAGGCTAACACAGGCCCTGCTGTTGAAGGTTTACGAAATTCATTTGGCTTGATGGGCGAACAAGTCAGAAACTTAGACTTTGAAGGTCTTACACAATCAGTACAATTATTTACAGGAAATCTTGCTAAGGTTAGTGTTAGCAGTATTACAAGCTCGTTGAAAGCAATGCTTTCAGCAGGTATTCAAGGTTTTAAAACTCTTGGAAAAGTTATTTATCAAAACCCTATTTTTCTTTTAGCAGGTTTAATTATTGCACTTATATCTTATTGGAAAGAATTTAGCGATTTTGTTACAGGTAAAAGCAAGATGCTTGAAAATCTTAAAGCTCAAGCTGAGGCTTTAAAATCTCAAGAGCAAACCTTAACGCGTGAGCTTGCATTGCAGAAAGCTTTAGGCGCAGGAGCTGCAGCTATCTTACAGACTGAACTAGCTTTGCTTAAGAATAAGCAGCAGCAAGCTGAGGTAGCCATGAAAATAGCTTATGCTGAAAAGGATAAAGCAGCATTTTTAGAAGCACAGCAAGCGCAGCTACAGGCTATTAATGATTTAGAGCTACGTAAAATTAAGATTAATACAGATGCACAGGCATTACTTGATAAGATTCGTGCTGGCACTGATGACCAATACAATAAACAGTTACTACAAAATCAAGCTTTTAGCGAATACAAAAAATCTACTGAGGAGATAGGTGTATTACAGCAATTAAATAACGAGCAATCTAAACAGCTAACTAATCAAATTGCTGATGCTCAACGTAACGGAAATAAGGCTTTAGAAGATAAATTAAAGTTACAAAAGTTAGATCTATACAATCAGAATGTTTCGTTACAATCTAACAAAGATGAGATTTGGAATGCAGGAATGGCTGCTAAATCTGAGGTTAAAACTGAGAAAGAACTTGAAAGAATAGCAGCAAGCAAAGCTAAGCAAGCAGAGCGTAAGAGCGCAGCAGATGCAGCAGCTAAGAAATTAGCAGATGACATTTTAGCTATTGAGAAGAGTATGGTAGATGTTACAAGATCTCTTATGCCTGACAAAGAAAGAGAGATTTTGTTATTGGAAGAGAGACAAAAACAAGAGCTCGCTACATTCACAAAAGCTAAAAAGAACGAAACGGAAATAGCAGAATTAAAGAAATCTCACGCTACTGAGCTCAAAATCATTAATGATAAATACGCTAAAGCAGCGCAAGATATTTTAGATGAGCAAGCTCTTAAAGAAAAGGAAGCTGCAGCTGCAAGATTAGAAGAAAAGAAAAAAGAGTTAGCTGACATTCAAGCTATAGTAGATGCAGCAGACAAGGGTAATATTGAATCTACAGCAACTCAGCAAGAGCGTGATTTAATAGCATCACAAGAATACTATCTTACTTTAAAAGAACAGGCTTTAGCTGCAGGCTTAGATGCTACAGCATTGGTAGAAGAGCAGGCACGTAAAGAGAATGAGATAAAAGAGAAGTATAGAAAGGAAGATGCAGAGAAAAGAATGGCTAACATTCAAGCAGGCTTTGAGATGGCTTCACTTGGCTTAGATGCTTTAATGAGTCTTAATGATGCAGCTGCTAAAGGAGATGAAGCAAGCCAGCGCAAGACTTTTGAGCGTAACAAGTTAATGCAGAAAGCGCAAGCTACTATAGCTATGGCTGCAGGTATAGTTCAACAGTTAGGTGTTCCCCAAGATCAGTTAACAGGTATGAACTTCGTAAAAGCAGCAGCAATAGCAGCAGCGGGTGTGGCTAACATTGTTAAGATTAATCAAACTCAATTTAGTGGAGGTGGCTCAGGTGGAGGTAATGGTAATCTAAATGCACCAACGGGAGGAGGAGCTAATGCACCTGCTGTAGATTTTAGCGGAGCTAATATGCAAGTTAATGCACCTGGTAGTACTGAGACGTATGTACTTGCTGGTAACGTAGCAAACGCATTAGAGGCACGCCAAAAGATAATAGACCAATCACATTTATAGAATTTTTCCACTAATAAAAAAGCAATCACATGAATGATAAATTGAAATTAATAGAATACGGCTTAGGTGAGGAGGAGGATAACATGGGGGTTTACGCTGTAAGCCTTGTATCTGAGCCTGCTATAATGGTAGACTTTGTAGCACTGTCTAAAGCTAACTTGTTACTAGCTCGCGTAGAGGATGGAGAGAAGCGCATGCTGTATGGCCCTGCCTTAATTCCTAATCAGCCTATAGTTAGATATGATGGTAATAACGAAAAGTATTTTATCACATATTCTAAAGAGACTATAGAGCAAACTGCTCAGGAATTTCTAAAAAGAAACATGCACCACAATCATACTATCCAGCATGAGATGCCTGTAAACAACTTAACTGTTGTTGAATCTTGGGTTACTACAGGAGCACATGATAAGAGTATGAATTATGGCTTTGAACTTCCTGAGGGCACATGGATGATAGGGGTAAAAGTAGATGATGATAAAACTTGGCAAGCTGTAAAGAATGGCGAGGTTAAAGGATTCTCAATAGAGGGATGGTTTGCTCCAATGAGTGAAACTGATGTAAGCGAGAAAGACTTAGAGAAGCTATTAGCTGAATTAGCTGAGCAGCTTGAAATGAATTTGTAATTTTTTCCACTAATAAATATAACACGATGAACATGATTCAAGACATTCTAAACAAATTCACTCCGATGCTTAGTAAGCATGGGATAAAACTATCAGTAGAAGAGACTGCACCGGAAGCTACACCTGTAGCAATGGCTGTAGAAGGAGCTTTAGCTGATGGTACTATGATCTACTCAAGTGCTGATGCATTTGCCGAAGGAGTAGATGTATTCGTAATGGATGCAGATGGCAACCCTACACCATTAGCTGATGGTGAATACACAATGGATAACGGTATGACTATCGTTGTTGCAGCAGGCGTAATTGAGTCAATGGCAGAAGCTATTACTGAAGAGCCTACTGTAGAGATTGAAGTAGAGCAGGAAGTAGCTGAGACTTACTCTAAGGAGCAAGTAGAAGGATTGCTTAAAAATGTAATCTCTGAATTCGAAGCTAAGTTAAGCGCTGCTGAGAAGCAAATCACTGAGCTAAGTAAAGCACCAGCTGCAACTACTGTAAAGCAGTCGCGCCAAGCTGCACCTCAAGCACCTTTAAACATTACAGCAATGAGTAACATCGAAGATAGAACTCGTGCTATAGTAGCAAGATACAAAAACAACTAAAAACAAAAACAAAAAAACAAAAACATGGCTGATAACTTGACCATCACCTCAACCTACGCTGGCGAATTAGCGCTACCGTACATTGCTGCAGCTGTCCTTTCAGGAGACACTATTGCAAACAATTACATCACTGTTAAAGAAAACGTAAAGTACAAAGCTGTACTTAAGATTCTTGCTTCAACAGGATTAGTTAAAGCTGCTACTTGCGACTTTGACAACTCTACATCTGCGCTTACTCTTGAGGAGAAAGTGTTAACGGTTACTGACCTTATGGTTAATATCCAACTTTGTAAAGCAGAATTTACAAAAGATTGGGAAGCGGCTCAAACAGGTCGTGGATTTATCAACGATGTAGTTCCTGCTAACTTCTCTGATTTCTTAATCTCTCACTTGGCTGCTAAGGTTGCTCAAGAGATTGAGTGTAACATTTGGAAAGGTAACTGGCCATCTTCAGGATTCACAGGATTCAACGGTTTACAATACTTAATCGATGCCGGTAAAGGTGGTACTCCTGATGTTGACTTTACTACTGCTTTGACTGCAGGTAACGTAATTGCTAAATTACAAGAGTGCACAGATGCATTGCCTGCTACATTGGTAGGAAGCCCTGACCTTAAGATCTACGTTAACCGTAAGACTGCACAGTTATACCGCCAAGCTTTGGCTACTGCAGGTTACTTGCAAACGTTCCAAGGTACTGCACAATTCCCACTTACCTTTAACGGGTATGATGTGTATGTTTGCCCAGGTATATCTGACTCAGTAGTTATCTTAGCTACTGTTGCAAACTTAAACTTCGGAACTGATTTGACTTCAGATTTCAACGAGGTGAAAGTAGTAGACATGAGCTTTACTGATGCATCTGATAACGTGAGAATGGCTATGCGCTTCCGCGCTGGTGTTCAGTACGCTGTACTAGGTGATATCGTTATCGGATTTGATAACTAAATAATACTCCTTTGTTAAAAGAGTGGGTTAGCTAATAGCTGCCCATTCTTTGCAAAGAATATTTTAACTAATAAATAAAAAATAACTATGAGCTGTCTAACTACCGCGGGAATACTAATTGCTTGCAAAGAAGCAATCGGAGGGATAAAAGCCTTATACTTAGGAGATTACGCTACATTCGCAAACACTGCTACTATCAATGCAGGAACTAACTTAGTTACTGCTCTTGCTACAGGAGATGTTTACGAATTCGAATTACCTAAGCACACAGGATCATTCACAGAAGAGGCTGCTATCAGCATCGAGAATGGCACTGTTTACTATACTCAAACTGTTGTAGCTATGTTTCATGGCATGACTGCTGCACGTTCATTTGAGCTTCAAAACATTTCTAAAGGTCGTAACGTATTATTCGTACAGGATAATAACGACAATATTTGGATGTGTGGTTACAAAGATGGAGTAGAGGTTACTGCCTTTACTACAGCAAGTGGCACAGCCAAGGGAGACATGTCAGGATATACAATCACCTTTACTGGTGAGGAGAAAGATAAGGCATACTTGTTAGATCAGGATGCAGGAGATACTCCATTCTTAGACTTTACTACAATTACTGTAGTAGGCGCTACATTGTAAGTAAAATTGTGCTATATTTAAAGCATGATATACTTACTAAAAAATACAGCAGCACAGCTCCTCTACCTTAGTCTTAAGGAAGGGGAGCTTTTGCTTGCTAATACATACACGCATTACTTGTTAGAACTAACTAACGAGCAGACTTTAGAAAAGCTTTATGCTATCCCAACACAGATAGCTCAGAATGATAGGTATACTACCATTCAGATTGGCACCAATGCCAACACACCAACAGCTGCGAGCCTACTAATTAACTACCCAGCAAGATTTAGCTACGTAGTTTATGGGCAAAATAGCAGCACTAACTTAGATCCTACAGATGCTGTTGTGGAAGGGGTAATCCAAATGGGTTATTTAATAGTAGAAGATTTAACTACTCCCCGATTTACAGAGCCTAACCTAACCATAGATTCAGATATAGCCTACAATGGATAAGATAACACACGCAGCACCAATGTTAGTTAATCTTGGCGCAGCAATGCCACAAGAGGCTAACGAGAAAGAAACTCCCAAGGGATGGGTAACATTAGGTGAGGCTAACTCCTTCCCTAATTATTTAATAGATTTATACTATAGCTCTCCGGTGCATTCTGCTCTTACCATGAGCATAGCGTTTATGATAGCAGGGAAAGAGATTAAGAGTAATAATCCTGCAGCTCAGCGTGAGATAGATAGACTTAAATTAAATAGCATTAGAAGGCCTATTACCTTAGATGCAAAGATGCAAGGTGGCTTTTATTTAGAAGTGATTTGGAGCGTAGATAGAACTACTGTAGCTAAGATTAATCATTTGCCTTATGAGAATTGTCGCTTGGCTGTGGCTAATGATGAAGATGTTATACCTGGCATTTATTATTCTAAAGATTGGAATGATACTCGCAAAAAGAAAAATATACCGGTATTTATACCTATGTATAATCCAACTTCAAAAGCAGATGAGCCTTCTCAAGTGCTATTTGTGGGGATAATGACACCAGGCAGCGCTTACTATCCTAAGCCTGATTACTATAGCGCAGTTAATTACATAGAAATCACAAGAGATATCAGTGAATTTTATAGAGCTTTCTTAGCTAATGGCATGAATCCTTCATACATGCTGCACATGAATAACGGTATTCCTGATCCTGAGGAGCAAATGGCTATCCGTAGAAATTGGGAGACTATGGTAGGTGCTAAAAAAGCGGGTAAGGTAATCTTTACCTTTAATGAGAGCGCTGATAGAATGCCTCGATTAGACGTTGTAGATATGACTCAAGCGGATAAGCAATGGCAAGAGTTAAGCGTGCAGTCAAGAGAGAATATTTTAACAGCTCACCGCGTAACGTCTCCTCTATTATTTGGTATTAGAGACTCAGGAGGATTAGGCAGCAACGCTGATGAAATGAAACAGGCTTACCGCATCTTTAATAAGAACATTATTGAGCCATATCAAAAAATTATAACAGATAGCTTTGAAGAGATATTTAAGGGTATGGGCATTGTGGCTGATATTTATATTGAGTCTAATGATATTTTCGGTGAGGAAATCACTGCTCCAACTGTTGCACAATCTGCAACAACTCAATTATCTGAGGAAAAAAAAAAGATTAATTTAGAGCCACAAGAAAAGCCTCCAATCTTCACAGATGAGGATGAGAATTGGTGGTGTGAATTCTTAGAAGATAAGGGCGAGATAGTAGATGAAGAGGAGTGGGAATTAATCGAAGCTGAGCCTGTTAATCTTACCTCAGTTAGAAGTTATTCTGATCCTGATAGACCATCTGAAATGGATAGCGGATTGTATAAGATTCGTTATTCTTATTCAAAGAATCTAAGTGGCAATAGTAGAAAATTCTGCAGGCAAATGGTAAGCGCTGCTAATGCTGGCTATGTTTATAGATATGAAGATTTAACAGGGATGAGTGCAGATACTAATCAGCTTAATCCAAACATGGGCCATAACGGCTCAAGTTATAGCGTGTGGTTATACAAAGGATCGGTTAACTGTAAGCACTACTGGGAGAGAAAAGTCTATTTTAGAAAGAGAGAGAGGGGCCGATTTATTGCAGACAATGGTTTAGAGTCATCTGATTCAATCTCAGTATCAAAAGCAATCAGAGCAGGAATGCCTTTGAGAGATATTGCTAAAGACTTTGCTACGGCTAACACTCGCACTTATGACTTGCCTAATAACGGCAGATACCCAGGAACAAATTAAACCTAAAAGAACATGGCAATAGCACCCGAAATATTATTCATTAACGAAGAGTTTTTAAAGAAATACACTCAGCTAAATGAAGCTGTAGATACTAACTTAATTAGGCCTGCAATATACTTGGCGCAGGATAAGTACATTACACTTTGGCTTGGCACTAATCTTACCAATAAGATTAAGAATGAGATAAGCGCAGGCACGTTAGCAGGAGTCTATGAGACTCTATTAAATGAGTATATTGTAAAGCCTACTGCATGGTGGACCATGGTAGAATTGTATCCTATGCTGATGTATAAGCACGATAACGGTAACTTAGTTACTCGCCAATCTGAGAACACTACAGCCATTACTCAAGGTGAGCTATCAGCGTTACGCGATATGGCAAGAGAGAACGCTAACTACTACACTCAACGCTTAGTAGATTACCTTTGCGCTAACAACTCAGACTATCCCGAATACAGCAATAACACAAGCCCTAACATTACACCTATCAGAGTAGTAAACAGGCAGAGCCAAATATCTTTTAGCAGAAGTATGAATAATATGGAGAGTCCATGGAGCAGATTTAATGTGCGAGACTTTACTAACTAAGAATGAAGCTAACAAAGGAGCAGCAAACACGTAAAGACTATGAGCGTAAGCTGAAGGTCTACCTAACTAAACGAGATAAAGAATTAAGAAAGAATGAAAGCACCAACAATCGAAGAGCTTAAAGCTCAATTTACAGAGCTTGGCTACAAATGGCCTACTATTCACGTGGTAGGTATCAGGTCTAAAGCTAACGAGCCTAATAAATTTGATGATCTAATAGGTTTAGTAAATGGCAGCGAGCTGAATTGGTACACCGGTACCACTAACCCAGGTACATTTTGGCTTAACTCACCTATGAATAGCTTAGGCACAGCAGTATTAAAAGCAGGGCAATACGTAGACACTTACACAATAGGGCTGCATCAGGGCAAATACACAGCATTAAAGCAAGCAAAGAAAGTTACAGTGTTTAGAGATGCTGATAAGGATAGCGTAGCTGAGGAGCAAGGTAAAGAGGATACAGGCCTATTTGGAATTAACATCCATCGCGCTAATGAATCTGCAGAATCAAAGAACGTAGATAAGTGGAGTGCAGGCTGCCAAGTAATGAATAACCCTAGCCAATTTAAAGAGCTCATTCAGGCTTGCATAAAGAGTGGTAAGAAGTCATTTACCTACACACTACTAAAAGAGTCATGAGTAATCATCAGCAACAAGTAGCAGAGGGAGTAACAGGAGCAGTTAGCAGCATTTTGTTAAGCGTGCCAGCATGGATGGTAGATGTTGAATTCGCATTAAAGATATTTTGTTTAATGCTATCAGCAGCTGCATCTATCTTTACGATCTATAAGATGCGTAAGAAGAGATGAAATGGCTTAAGAGCATATTTAGTAACGAAGGAGATGCGAGCTCTAAACGAGTAGCATCTATACTAGCGTTACTTGTATGCATTAACTTAAGTTACATCGGCACGTTTACTGAGTATAAAACTCCTGAATACATGTATGATGGCTTGTTAATTTTAGCAGGAGGAGGATTAGGATTAACAGTAATTGAGTCTATCTTTGACAAAAAGAAATCAAATGACACAACAAGCCAAGAACCAAATTAAGTTAGCTGTAGTATTCGGAGTAGCTGTATTCATTTGCATTCTAATGCAGCTCATGTACATCAGAATTAAGGAAGATGAGAAAGCTTTACAGGGTTATGAGCGCAGAGCTGATAGGGCTACGCATGTGATAGACTCTTTAGAAGCTACTAACGTGCAGCGTATGCAAGAGATTGCAGAACTCAATATGCAGATTGAAAACAATAATAAAAGATATGAAGCTAACATCAGCGCTATTGATTCTCTTGATCGCAATGGCCTTAAGCGTGCCATGCACAATCTACTCTCAAGCCTTACCGGTGAGAGATACCCTGGTGAGTCTAACGACTAACGAAGTAAGAGCGCTACTTAAGTTAAAGGCCGAGCGTGATTATCTTAAAGGGCAAGTAGGCTTATTATCAAAAAGTGATAGTATTGCAAGTTTTGTCATTAAGGATCAGCAGAAAACTATAGATGCTTGGGCGCTCACCAATGAGAAGACATCTAAAGATTTAGTTAAAGCGCAAGAGCAGTTATACAAAGAAGCTGCACGTAAAGAATCTTGGCGCAATACAGCGCTTATAGGTATTCCTATCTCATTTATAGGGGGTATTATCTTCACTATACTTTTCTAAGCTAACAATTTATTGTTAATAACTTTGCTAAGATTAGTAAGGTTTCTTTTGCATATCTAAAATATTGTAGTACATTTGTCAAACAATAATCAATAACAATAAAAAACAAACCAAATGAACACAGTAAATGTTTATCATCAAAGCAAGTTAGTTAAAACATTGGAATTTTTAACTGAGAGACAAGCAGTAAATTATTTAATTGAAAAAGCTGCTGAAGAAAGTCTTGAAATAAATGATAATTACACCGAAGCTTATAGCGCTGGTGTTAAGCCTGAAACACTTTTAATCTTAAACGAAGCCTAATCATGAAAAAAGCACTACTCTTCTTAGCCATGCTAATCGCAGGAATGTTAATTGCTGGCACATTCGATGCTCAGACAGCAGAATTAGAATCACAACCAAATCACATAAATAAATAATCATGAAAAAACTATTTGAATTAGAAGAGCAAAACCGTTACGATGGCTTACACTACTATCTTAAAATTGATGGATGCTATCACAAATCTTTTAGCACATACGAAGAGGCTAAAGAGGAATATGATAAGGCTGTTAGCTTTACATTCAGCAAAACAATTTTAGAAACTAAAGAAGTAGAGCTATGAAATTCCATGTAACAGTTACACCATTAGACGAGGTACAAATCTCTATAGCTGAGCGCTTAGGAACTGCTAACCTATTCATAGCAGATACTTGGGAAGTAGCACAGCAGATGCTACCACTACTTATGAAGATCTACAAATTTGATTACGTGCCAGTTTGGATTAATGAATACAACGAAGGCGCACTGTATGAGTGGGAAAATGATGAGGTAGTAATTAGTATAAAGAAAGTTTAGTATATTAGCAACTTAATTAATAATCAATATGAACAAACCAAACAATGTAACCGGTAAGGTTATCGTAAGTCGGTGGGATGCCGAAGCTTGCGGATGGAAGCTGTACACATCAGCTCACAGCTATTCTCTAACTGATTTCTCAACAGCTAAAAAGCATGGTGAGGTATTCCCTGATGATGGTACTTTCCTGTACCAATTCGAGAGCGAAGGGGAAAGCAATGTACATGATTACTTTATGAGCGACCGCTATGTTATCTGATCGCGCCAACAGCAAATTCATTTGCGTGCAGAGCTCACTACCGGGAGAGGAGTTAGAGTTCAATGAAATGGCTCAGAAAGTAGTTTATGAGAGCTGGCGCTCTTACTTCCAAAATAACCCCCATGAACTACAGCAGAGAACCTAATTGGCAGAAGCTCAAGCCTGAGATAGACTGGGATGAGCAGGAAGAAAAGTTAGCAGATAAGTTAGATACGTATATTAATAAAAACAAAATAAAACAAACAGTTATGAATCAAGGAATCGTTAAAAGTCAGAAATTTGTTAGAGATTGGAATGGCCCATCAGGTACAATCTATTACTTCGATTTAATCGTAGAGAATAATGGAGTAAATGAAGTAGGCCAAGTAGGTGTAAAGGATATGAACAGCCCTAAGATTCAAGTAGGCGCTACTATTCACTATACATCCGAAGAGCGCACTGGCCCAACAGGCAGAAAGAGCACGAACTTTAAGCTGCAGAATCCTAATCCATTTAATGGAGGAGGGACAGGTATAGTACAATCAGCATACACTCCGCGCAAAGAATCTCCTGATGTGCAGAATTCTATTAGTAGATCAGTAGCTCTAAACAATGCTGTGCTATTCTGCAAAGAGCAGAAGGGCAGCAAGCCAGGGGATGTATTAGATACAGCTGAGATATTCTTGGCTTGGCTTAAAGGTGAAGCAGTAGAAGCAGTACAAATTAAAGCAGTAACAAATGAAAGCGCAGACGATGAAATGCCATTCTAAGCTTACTCCATTTCACGCATGGGTGCGCAGTCATTTTATGACTGTCGCAGCCTTCGCGGAGGTGCTTGAGGTAAGTTACCCCACAGCTCAAAAGTACATTAAGCAGCCTCGCTCTATGAAGGTAAGCGACATAGGTAAGCTGGCTACAATTACTGAGGAGGAGATACCATACATACTTGAACTAATGAAGGATAGCAAATGAGCAAAGTAATAGATAGAAAGATAGCAGATATATTGCTGCTAATCCCTGCAGATGGGCAGCAGTTCGCACGTCAAAGGTTAGATAACTTAGTGCGAGCTGTAAATGAGAGTGAGATACCGGAGCTTAAGTGGAAATCAATTAACGGCATAGCAGAATCACTAAACGAGGCTAAGGCTAAAGAGATGCTACAGGTAATATTTGAGCATGGCTATTGCACATGGGAACAGCTTAAAGGTAGGAGCAGGCATAGAGAGGTGAATGATATTAGGCAGATATGCATGTGGATAGTTCGCAACGGGACCAGCATGAGCTTTCAAAATGTAGGGCTAATATTTGTCAGGCATCACGCTACCATACTGCATGCTGTTAATCACGTAGAGGCAATGCTGCAAACCGATCCATTATATCGGGCATGTGTACAGTCTATTTTAGATAAGTTACAGGATGCTAATTTGCAGAGAGTGTATAATAAATTAACTCAATAATCATAAATCAAATAATCATGAAGATCCAAAGAACACCAAAAGAAAAAGCAAATCGCGTAAAGCGAGTTACTTTTAGAATGACTGATGAAATGACTAATCAGATTAAAGAGTTAGCTAAGAAAAGTAACTTGACCATAAGTGAATATGTTAGAAATATTTTAAATGAATCAGTATGAACGCAAAAGAACTAATAGAATTTTTAAGCACTTATGATAGTGCTACTGAAGTGAAAATTGTAATACACCAAGCGCATCAATATAGCATTCATAATTTTGCTGCAGCTGATATGCATACTGAAAATAACCCTAAAGAAATAGGAATAGCTTTACTTATTGACTTAACTAAAAGCAAGCCTCTTTTTATAGATCAAAATTAATAACCAAATAATCACTAAACCAATGAAGCAGTTAACAATGAATTTTGAGAAAAGGAAAAACGAAAAGTTTTCACCGGAAAGAGTTAAGAAAGTATGCGAGTTAGTTAATGCTGGAGCTACTCCAAGAGAAGCTATAGCAATAGTTAGAATGGGCGCAGCCTGTGCGAAATTGCTTATTGACGTAGGTATAATTAAGAAGGTCGGTAAAGATGAATGGAAAGCAGTAGAAAAACTACACCAATCTACTTACAGTGAATTTCTTAGATTAAGAATAGAGTATAATAAAATGTGCAATCAGCGTGTTAAACATAAAACAAATGGTAAAGCTACTTCTTACTATCCAGCACCTAAAGCAGATACTGATATGGTTGGATTAGTTAATATGCCAAAGAGTAAGCCTGTAAAAAAAGCTGTAGCGTTGCCATGGTGGAAAAGAATTTTACTATATTTGGCTAATCAATAATCTTAAACCAAATGATGACTATTCTATTAAAGCGCATAGAAGCGCTCGAAGAGAGGGTAAAGGCGCTTGAATCTAAGCGCTCTACCTCTACCAAATTCACACCCCCATCACTCTCAGATGTAGTAACCTACTTAGAAGATTTAGTGTTAGCTAAGAAATTCTATTGCCACTATGAGAGCAATGGATGGAAAGTAGGTAAGAACTCCATGAAGAGCTGGAGAGCTGCTGCTGATCAGTGGAGAGCACGTGAGATTAACCAAAATAAAACAATACAAGATGAGCAAAGAATTGGCCGCATCAGTACAGCAGAGCTTCAGTCGTTCACTAAGCGCTGAAGAGAGAGCTATAGCTGAATGCATCAGCTCACCTAAGCTGCATTCATTATCTGAGCAGGAGTTTAGAGAGCTCATAGCTCAAGCTGCTGTGATTAACTCTATTAAAGCTTTACCTTCAGACATTGAAGTAACTCTATTACAGCAAGTTACACAAAATACGTATCGCAGTACAAGTATTAAGGATTGGCAGAATGCCTTCCTGTACAATGCTATAGGTAAAGACTTCGAAAGAGTAGAAGCTTTTAACCTTTTCAGCATAAGCTTTATGGCCGATGTGCTTAAGAGGTACGAAGAGTATAAAGCTAAGGTGTGGAGAGAGCTTAACAAGGCGCTTGTATTACCGGAAGCTGAGATAAAACACATAGAGCCTACTGATCCTTTAAATGTCCTGCACGCTGACGTAGATAGATGGAATGATGGTAAGCATACTTGGGTAGAAATATCTGCACCTTACAACTGCCAGCGCCTCTTTAAGAGTGGCATCTATAAAAAATCTATGTGGGCACCCGAAGTATGGGCAAGATTTGAAGATATAGCTAAGCAAAAGGTAGAGGCTAAATTTAAGGCTTCAAACAAAGTAATCTTAGGCGAAAGCGCACAAGCTGAATTTGATGGCTTGCAAAAGATTGAGCTGAGTAGATTAATCTACATTGACATTATTAAACAAATTAACAATGGCTAAAGATTGGACCATAGAAGAAATGCAGTACCTGGTTAATCACTACGCTGATAACTTTACTGAGGATGTAGCTAAGGCTTTAAATAGAACTGTT